CCGCCAGAACCGTTGTCAGTAAGTACTTGATTGTTAGATCCAGATGTAGATGCACCACCAATAGGTGTTAAGCTACTAGCAGCAGTAGATCCATCGCCAACATATAATTTTTTCGTATCAGTTTTATATATTAACTCACCTTCAGCTGGTGTTCCAGCGTTCGAGAGGTTAGTACCTCTTTTTATTTGTAACTTATTAGCCATTTATTGACCTAAAATGTACCGCAATCTATTTTATAATTTACAATAGTATTTGAAAAACCTGATAGTCCTTCTAAATTAGCTTGAAGTGTTCCTGTTCTACCATTTGAAGTACCCATATTTGCAATAGCTCCTGGCGTAGAAGAAGGTTCAGTATCTAGTGCTTTAAAAAGTATCCATTTATCTTGACTAGCATCTCTACCTAATCCAGTAAACTGAAAAGTATCAGTTCCACTTGAATCTGTATCATAAGCAGTATAAATACCTACATCTACTGTATCTTCAGTACCAGCTGCTGCTATTCCTTTATTCAATTCAATAAAAGTATCTTCTACTTCTAAAGTTGAAACGCTCAATGTTGTAGTGTCTCCAGCTACTGTAAGATTACCATCTACAGTTAAATTTTGTGCGATAGTAATGCTATCAGCTAATTTATCTCCAGTTACCGCATTATTTGCAATCATTGCAGTTTGAACTGCGTTTGCAGCAATATGGTCATTTGTTATCTGATCATCTCCAATTTTATCACTTGTAACTGCATCAGCACCTAACTCAGTTGTCGTAACTGCTCCTGCTCTAATAGTAGCTGTAGTTACTGCTTCTCCGCCATCAGTTTGTTTTAAATCATCTGAAGTAATTGTGTTGTTTTGTATATGAGCTGTAGTTACTGCATTGTCTGCTAATTGTGCACCTTCTACTGCATCATCTGCAAGATGTTGAGTATCAACTGCGTCGTTAGCTATTTGATTGCTTCCAACACCTGCGTCTTTAATTTTTAATGCATCTGAACTAATTTCTATAGTAGAGTCATCTACTCCTACAGATAATGTTGCTCCAGATACTCCTAGTCCAGCACCACCTAATTTTGTTGCTAAATTACCTAAAGTTGCTTTTCTGTTTGTTCCACCAGCACCATCATCTATGATAATTAAATCTGCTGCAGCTACAGCTCCTCCTGATACAGCAGTTGCACCATCTATATCTAAAGCTGAAATTGATACTTTGTTAGCTGTACTTATTGTGCTCAATTTGCTGTCAGCAATACTACCTGCTAATTGTGCACTTGTAATTCCACTTAGTACTGTTGTAATATCTGTTGTAGTTCCAGAATTGTTACCAAAATATAATTTACCTGCACCTCCATTTTGTGCAAAATTAATTGCTAACTCTCCTGCTACCAATGCAGCTACACCGTTTATTCCAGGCGTGTTTGATGCATTGTTTGATCTTTTAATTTGTATTCTATTTGACATTAGAATTGTCCCCCTGTTATAGTTTCACCTTCTAGTATAACTGCATCAGCCACACTAATTGTTGTTTGTCCATTTGATTCAACAGTTTGTATTCCTGTTCCTGCTTGAATATCCGAACTAAAGTTATCTGCTTCTGTAATTACTACATCTGTAGATCCATTATCAATTTTTAATTTATTGTCATCATAAAAAACAATTTTTTTATACACATCTTTAATCTTATTTGGTCCTGTTAAACTTCCACCCATTATGTTGTCACTCCTATATCATCATAAGTTGGTTCATTTACACTTGCTACATCACTATAAGTAGGATTAGCTACTGCATTTACATTACTAAAAGTATATACACTTCTTGTAACATCAGTATAAATGCTACTGCTTGGATCACTTATATTACTAAGTGTCACATCAGCTGGTAGTGATAAGTCTGTAAAATTACCATCTGTGTTATCATTAAAATGTTGTTCAAGCTGATCAAATGAAAAATTAATTTCACTTAAACTAGCTAAACCAAAATTTCCTTTTTTCCAAGTATTTGCCATTAAAAATCGTACTGTACTATTCTTCTTCTACCACTAATGCGACCTCTGTTCGCAAAAGTCTTACCTTCTTTAATACCTTTTTCAAACTTTTGTTCAAAATACGGTGCCATTTGAATCATATCTGGTTTTGTTTCATATCCTAACTGAATAGCTTTATCAACTAAATATTGATGAAACTGTGTTGGTAATTCACTTTGTTCATCCATTAAAGATGTACTTGTTAATGTAGAATTACCACTAGAATCAACTCCAAAATGTAATGCTTTTTTATGATAGAATAATGTAATCTCGTGTACAGCAGTAACGCTTTTAAATAACTCTTTATCATTTTGACTCGCATCATATAATGCAATACCAATTGAGTCACGTTCTACCCAATACACGTGTTGCTTTGTTTGTCTAGCATTTAATCTTTCTCTATGGCTCATTATGTTATATCCCTATACTCTGGTCTACCTTGTAGACGTTTAATTGATTTTACGTTACCTTCTTCGTCTTTCATATCTACAGATTTTATTTCTAAAATAGAATCCTTTAATCCATAAAATCTTTGATTAGCTACTGTATTAAATTGCGTAGCTTCATCTAACACTAATGTTCTAGAACAAAATTCATCAGATGCCTGATTTAACAGCTTTATAACTTCTACATCACCAAGATCTGGATGATGTTTTTGTACTAGTTCAATCATTTCCTGCAGCTTCATTTGGTACTCCTATTGGTTGCAGTCTCATAGCTGAGAACATTGTTAAAAACTCTACTAGTTGTCTAGATACTTTAAAATATTGACTTTCATACCATTGATACTGACTAGAATCTGCTTGCAGCTCAGTTTGATATGCTTGTAAATAAGTATTTACTTTTTGCAAGTAACCAGATGCCAACTCAACATCTTCGTCCTGTAAATAATCTCCTACTATATTAAACCATTTGTTAATATTAATTCTATCTGATTCTGTATTAACATCACCACTAACGTCTATATTAGTTAAATTTGTAGCTCCTGTAGGTTTATCTATTTCATTCATTTTTTTTTGTAAAACCTGTAAAGCTGCATATAAAACAACTCCTCTAAAGTATTCATTAGGTAAATTAGTAATAGTGCTATCGCTCAATGAAAAACTATCATTTGGTGTTATATGTCTTAATACTGCTTTTTGATTTGCTGTTGGCTCTGGTAATACTTTTAAAGTGTTTCCATCTATAAAATATCTAGGATCGTTTACTGTAGCAAAATATATACTATCTGTATCTAATGCGTTAAAACTATCTGAAAAACTAATTCTTCTGCAAAGTCTAGATGCTGTACTACTATCGTCTTTTTCCCTTACAACAGAAATAATATCAATAACATTGGTTAGTGCAAAACCACTATTACTTGTAATATCCTGTGCTTGTGTTAATCGTTCTGATAAAGCAGGATTTTTTCCAATAATTCTTTGTATATATCTATTCCCCTCTTTACAATACGACAACGTTTCTGATGTCATATTAGACACACTACCAGTTATTGCTTCTATATCACTTTGTAAACTCATTACTTAACCTTTTTAGTTCTTCTTTTAATTTCATCCCAAGCACTTGTCATACCAGTTTCATTGTACAACTTTTGTCTAGTTCCTGCTTTTTTAGTTTCACTTAATATTACAGCATGATTACGAAATGTTTCAAGATCTGGATTATTAAACAATCCTCCATCTTTTTTCTTTTTACCTAGAGACTTTAATTGTTTAGCTGCTCTAGTAAGTCTAGTAACCATACTCATTATTTTCTTAGAGGTAAAGAACCTCTACCTTTTTTACGTCTTTTTCTAGTTTTAGGTTTATTTAAAACGCCAGAAACTCTTTTGCCTCCTGCAAAGTATATGTTTTCAGCTAGATCTAAATCCATTTTAGGAGGATTTGCAAAAGCTTCCATAGGAAGATCTCCTACTTGATTATGAAAATACATAACATCCTGTGCCTTGTTATATCTTTTTAGTCTTTTTTTAGCTGCTTTGCCTAGTTTTCTAATTGCTACGCTCATAACTACTTCTCTTTCTTTTTTCTTCTATTAGCAAGTATTCCAACTCCAGCTACTACGCCAGCTGCTACTGCACCGCCAACAAGCATTCTGCCCATACCTCTACCTGCTCCGCTAAATTTACCCATACTTTTAACAATTACAGGTTTAATAGCTGCTGCTTTACTTTTTCTAGCTTTTTGTAATGGAGACATTACTTGTCCCTCTTTTGGAAATTCTATTTTTTGTTGTGCCATATTGGTCCCCTTTTTTTTAGAGGGGAGTATATTTCAACCCCCCTCATCGTTCATTTAACTATTAAGCTGGATTAAAGAACTGTAGTACAGTGTGTGTCTCAGGTAATGAAATTTCTAGACCTGCTTCTGTAAGAATCATGTCTTTTCTTCCATCAATATCCTGATCTTGTACATTAGTAATAATTTGTGTATCTCTTGATACTCCATTACCAACTAATGGTCTGTATGCTACGTTATTTAAATCAATCATAATAGCAGTATTTTCGTACGCACCTCTAAATAGTGGTTCCATAACAAGATTTAAGTTACCATAAATGGTACTAATTCTTGTAACGTTGTGTCCAAATGCACCTTGTACATTTTGGATGTCTAAACCACTACCAACTTGTGAGTTCAATGCCATAGTATTACCTAGGAATGAAGAACCGCCAAGTTTATTGAAATATGATATAACACTTCTTGAAGCTAATACAAGTTTTTCGCCACTGTTTCCAGATTCTGCGCTAAATATATCTTGCATTGTGTCTACAAAAGTATCGTATGATGCATTTTGATAATCAAGCATCTTTACTTTACCATATTGTTCTGTGAAAGGTACAATACCCCAAGTTCTACGTACTGGTCCAGTAGCTGTGCTATCGTCAGAACCAATACCGAATAACATAGCGTGCTCAAGATCCATCTTATGTTCCATAAGTTTTTCTTGATATACTCTCATGTATTCGTTAGATAGTCCACGATAACGAGTAGCTAATGCTGTACCAGAGAATAGAGGCACACTAGTCTTAAAGATTTGTGTGTATCCTTCTCTGTTGTAGAACTCGTCTCTCCAACCTTCTGGATCTGCAGAACCTTCAGCAAAAGCTGAACCAACTACTTGTGCATCTGCATTTTCTCTAAAGTGTAACTTAGAAGCATTAGCAGGTGAAATTTGTCCTGCGTTTGTTGCTGTTTGTCCGTTAGAACCAGTAGGTTTATAGTTTACTCTTAAAAAAGTCATATCTAATCTAGCAGCAGTGTTCACGTTATTAACGGGATCTACTTTTGCTGGATCAGCATCTAACTTATAATAAGCAATAGCAGCTGTTTCACTGCCCGCACCAGCATCTTGTCCGTTAGCATCGTATTCACATTCGATAGCTACGATTTGATCTTTGAGTAAAAACTCAGGTGCTGTTGCTGTTGATACTTCTCTTCCATATTTATCATATAATACATCAGCATCAAGTTCCAAAGAAGTTGCTACGTCAAAACCACTACTGTAAGCAGCAGTAGATTTAGCAGCTTGAATTTGAAAGTTTCTTCTTTGGTATTGATGTCTTTGTTCCAAAAATTTAAATACAGGATCATCTGTAGGCTTATTTGAAACTTTTGATAAATAAGTAAGAAAAGGTGATTGTTGAGGTGCAAGCTCAGCTACTCTCTCTCCAAAGTTAAAGATTCTTCTAGAATCATTAATACTTGTTGAAGCTAAAGAGCCCTGTGCATCTCCTGGATTTATGCTATAAATCGCCATCTTATTTTCTCCTTAATTAAAATGGATTCTTTTTCTTATAGTTTGCAACCATAGAATCCATCATTTGATCTTCTATACTTTTAGATGACTGCTTACTAGCACCAGCTTGTGTCGTGATAGGTTTAGGAATTGCTAACTTCTGTTGTCTTTGTGCCATTTCACTTTGTCTTGGATCAATTACATTAGGTTGTGTCATCGGGATGTTTTCACTTTCTCTTGATGATAAAGACTTATGTAATTTAACTAAGTTATCTAGCGACAACGACTCAGGCTTAGACATTTTATCTAAAAAGTCATTAGCTTCTTCAGGAGTATATCCGTATCCAGTTTGTAAATCAGACAACAATTGATTTTGTGACTGCAACTTTTGTTGCTGTGCCAGCTGTTGTTCTGTAAGTTGATTACGTTTTTCTTCCTGAGACATTAAGTATTCAGTCATATCGTCTAAATACTGTTCCTTTGCTGCAAGATATTTTGCAGATTTACTATCAGGATCAGTTAGTGCTTCGGAATTATCAAAACCAGACGGTCTAACAGGTTTAATAGGTCTAACTATTTCCTGAGACTCAACTGCAGGTTGAGGTTGTTCTGGTGCAGAAGTTTCTTTCGACTTAAGAGCTTCTACTTCCTTTTTCAACGCTTCAACTTCAGCAGCTTTTTTATCTGCTTGACTCTGCCAATATTGAAATTGGTCAGGACTTTCCTTTGGATTACTAACATCAGATACTTCAGATGGTTCATTTGTAGAGGTTTCTTGAACTTCTTCGCCAACTTTAGCTACAAATTGGTCGGTGTCTACTCCAAATACTTCCTTAAAAATGTCATCATCACCAGTAGGTACACTAGCAGTTGTAAGTGGATCTACTGATTGTTCTGTGTTTAGCATCTCATTTTCGTTACTCATATTATCCTCCTAACTCTCCATCTCTCCTAGTTGAGGTTCCTGATCTAGCTCTTCAGCTAGTTCTTTCTCTACGGAGCCAACAGAGTTCATTAGATTGTTTTCAACGTCTGCTATTCTAGCCTTGTAAAGCTGAGTAGCAGATTCAGCCCTATTAGATATTTTATCTAAATCGGAACTAAATTTTTCTACTTCTAAACGTTTCTTAGCGTGTAGCTCTTCACGTGTAGCAGTTTGTAAGTCACCTTTGACTTTCTTTAATTCTTCTTGCAACATTTGCATTTGTTGTGCCATTTGTCTTGCTTGACCACTTCTTGCTAATACTCCATCTATATCCACTAGTTCAGATTTCTTCAAGACTTCTACTTGATCAATCAATCCAGCTTGATACATTTGCATATATGTATTTAGCATAGCCATTCTATTTGTTGGTAATGTAGAACCAGACACTACTTTAACATCATATCTTCCTATGGTTACATCATGAAATCTCATAACATCGCCATTGTCCATTTCTTTAAAAAAGTTAAAGCGTTCTTCTTTTTCCAATCCATTTGGTTGTACTAATCTAATTACCTTTTCTTCTGTGTATATTTGCTGCATTAAAGGTACAGCAACTTTTGCACATTGATTTAAAAAGTTTTCTATATCATCTCTGCGAGATTTAATTCTTCGTTGACCAAACTCATCAACGACAAGTGTTCCTCTATAAGTTGACGGAGAGTTCATACCACTACCTTGCATAAGTTCAAAAATACCAAATCCGTATTCAAGATCGTATTTAGCGTCTGCTTCATTTTTATACAATTCATTTGGTAATGGCACAGGACCAGCAACAATAGGTGCACCTAGCTCAGCATCGAACTCAATAACACTGGTACCTGCTCTACTCCATTCTTCTTCGATTTGACGAAGATCTGCTGAGCCACGAGGAATCAATAGTTTTACATTTGTACTTGTACTTGCGTGTGCAATAATTAATGAACGTATTTTATTTATGTATTCTTGCAGCGGTCTATATAGTCTAACATCAGACTCTGGATAAGGATTTCTGTGATGTACGTTCATTAATGGTACAATAGGATATTCTTCTGTTGGTAGTATTCTAGTATATAAAACATTGTTACCAACTGTTGCTGTTAATTTTACGCAACACTTTTCAATTTTATTCATCATAATATTTTCCATACCTATCATTTCCTCTGCAGTTAATGGTGTAATAACTGTAGTACTTCCAGGTATAGCATCTGGTCCTTCCATTCCTTTTACCTTTACAGGAGGTTGCGGAATAAGATTACCTTTATCATC